GGATGAATTAATGTATATCGCTGTATCACGGAACTGTAGTTTTTCTGTAGATGCTACAAGTATATCATCAGAAAACTCAAAATAGTCTTCATCTTCCATCCACTTTAAAACACCATCTGATGTTTCACCATCAAATGTTATTGTTATATCTGTTCCTGCAGTTCCTGCACCAAAAGTTAGTGTGTTGCCTAACAACTTAGTTATAGGTCCACCTTCGTTTGCAGTACCATCATGTGTGTGTCCACTGCTTGCTTGAAAAGCTGCTAATAGTTGGTCAAACTCATTATTAGTATGTGCTGCTGTGATTACGTCACCGTCAGTGTACGATGACTGTCGTGTATACGTTGCTCCCATTTACCTTCTTGCCCCTACTTGATATTCTAAACCAAATCCTTTCAGTGAATATGGTGCTGTTGTTGCGTTGTCGTTTACTCTTAATGCTATTGCAAATCCTGAACCTTCTACTGGTTGTCTTATAAGTGGTTGTGATGCACCACCATACGTAGGACTGCCATAAGATGATGTGCCATATATTGCAACTACATCTGTAGAATCTAATGGATATGCAGCAGGTCTAGCTGAGTCTTTACCTTCATAATCATATCTTACAAACATATCAGCATTAATAGCTGATTCTGGTGCATAATTTAAAATAACACGTTGCATGTGTTTTCTAATACCCGGATCACCAAATGTTATATCAGGACTCCTATATCTACCCATTATAGAAGTTCCATTGAAATCATTTCCTCTTTCTTGTCTATGAATATATCCATCAAATCCACCATGAACAACTATAACATCTCCACTCTCTACAAATGTATCTGTACTGGATGGTTTAATTCCTCTTATTTCTGCAAACTCAAAGTTTTGCCCTTTCATCACACATATTACACCATCTGTAAATGTTTCTGCTGATCCATCTTTTACAAAAAATATTCTGTACTGTGTTTTATCGGCTATAACTACAGAGTCAAATAGCCCAGAATCTGCTATATTTTCATCAAATAAAGATTGCACATTAGAACTAACTGTGCCTAATGCAACGTCACCAATTTTTGCAGTACCTGCAACTGTACGTAATCCATCAGGTCCTAAAAATATTAAATCACCTGCAAATTCTTGTATTGTATCTCCATTTATACATCCTATATCTCTTGTAACAGGAGCTATTGCAAAATCTGTTGATGAACTTCCTGTTAATTTAAATATTCTGTTTTCACAAAATATAAATAAATTTTCACGGAAAACTTTTAATCCAACAATGGTATCATCAACCTTTACAGATCCTGCACCACTGCCTGTATTAAAAGCATCTTCATCAAAAGGTTGACTAAATACTATTTCTTGTGGTGTACTGGACATACCAGCGTAGAACATATGTTCTCTAAACGCTGTTACAAACTTTGCACCTTCTACAGTTGACTCTGTAACATCCGTAGCTGAAAAAGATGTGTTAAAAACAGTAGGGTCGTTTACACCATCAACTACGATTAATTTATCATTACCATCAAAGTTAAATCTTTCAAATGTGTATTTACTAGCACTTGTTCTTCCAGTATCTCTTACTGTCCAATCTTCGGATACAACTGTTTGAGCAGTTTCTCCACTTGCTGAGTGAGCTGCAGCTGTTGTACTATTAACTGCTCTAGTAACTCCTGTAAATGTTGTTGCCGTCTTTCCAGTGTATGTAAATTGTTCTGAATTAATCTGTAGTGTTCCACTTGAACTAAACCCTAATGTGCTTTTAACTGTAATTGTGCTAGAACCTGTCATTGAAGTATCGGCTGCTATAGCATTAGTACTTAATGTTCCTAACTCAGCAGATGCTGATGTAAATATTTTTTCTCCTCTGGCCGCAACAATGTTATTATTAAACAAAGCAACCATAAGAATTTTTTCAGAACTAGCAGACGTTTGAGGTACTATCTGATTTACATATTTTTTAAATCCACTTATTCTTCTATACCCACCTTTTATATCAGGTTCAAAATTTAACAACTCTAACGCTTGTCCGGGTTGCATAATA